CGGTTCATACGTCATCCCCGCCGATATTATTTCGGCCATGGGTGAGGGGAATACGATAGCTGGGTTCAAACACATGCGGCGCGTTTTCGGCGGCACCCCCTACGGCGGCAGTGGAATGCCTTATGGTCAGGGATCTGGTCCCTACGGCGAACATCTGGCGACCGGCGGCGAAGCCGATGCGGTCCCGATTGTGGCGGCTGGCGGCGAGTATGTTCTTTCGCCAGAGCAAGTGCGTCAGGCCGGTGGTGGCGATTTGGAAATGGGGCATCGCGTGCTGGATGAGTTCGTCAAGCGCAAGCGGGCCGAAACAGTCAAAACTTTGAAAAATCTCCCCGGACCTAAAAAGGATTAACATGACAGAAGATCTCAAAATCCGTCTAGCCACTGTCGAAGATCTGGACGAAATGATGCGTCTGGCCCTGTCGGCATGCGACGAAAACGGATTTCTGAACCCCAATCCGATCAAGCTTCTGGAGCAGATTTGGCCCGCCCTGAATCAGGATCACGGCCTATGCGCCGTCATCGGAAAGCCCGGTGGCACCATCGAAGGGGCGATCCTTCTGCGTATCGGCCAAATGTGGTATTCGGATGATTTGACCATTGAGGAAAAGGCCATTTTCATCCACCCAGACTTTCGGGGTGCCAAAGGCGGCAGGGCACGGAAACTATGCGAGTTCAGCAAGACGGTTGCTGACACGCTTGGACTTCCACTGGTAATTGGTGTATTATCCAACAGCCGCACTGAGGCTAAAGTCAGAATGTACGAACGCCAGTTCGGGAAGCCGAGCGGGGCGTTTTTCCTGTATGGGGCGAAAACCGGACAGTTTTCGAAAGGTCACTAAATGGGCGGCGGCGGTAAGACACAAACAAGTTCACAACAGGTTACTATCCCGCCGGAAGTTTTGGCGCGGTATAACTCTGTCAACGCTCAAGCCCAGACAGCCGCTTCCCAACCCTTCCAGCAGTATTCGTCTGATCCCAACGCTTTCGTCGCCCCCCTTACCCCTACTCAGCAAGCGGGTATTGCCAATACCAATACGGCCGCTGGTCAGGCCCAGCCCTATTTCGATGCTGCAACGCAGCAGTTAACCGGGGCGCAGCAGGCTGCGACCCCGTTCATCTATGGTGCCGCGCAGGGCACTCAGGAGGCCCTACAGCAGGGCACAGCAGCCAATCAGCAGGCCGCTGGTCTGTATGGTGCTGGTCTCGCGGCGGGCGCTCCCATGATCGCCGCATCGGGCGCTGCGGCCGATGCCGCGCCGATCACCGGCCAGACCATCGGCCAGTATATGGACCCCTATCTTTCCAGCGTCGTGGGTAACACCGCCGCGCTTCAAAACCAGCAGAACCAGCAGGCGATGGCCGGTCAAACCGGCAATGCCATTCGTCAGGGCGCTTTTGGTGGCGACCGCGCGGGCATCGCTGCGGCTAACCTTCAGGGTCAGCAGAATCTTGCCACTGGAAACTTGCTTTCCGGTCTTCTCAGTCAGGGCTACGGGCAGGCGCTTTCGACCGCCCAGCAGCAGCAGGGTGTCAATCTGGGCGCGCAGCAGGCCAATCTGGCCCGCTTGGGGCAGGCCGGTCAAGGGCTTGCCGGTCTGTATGGCAGCACAGCGGCTGGTCTTGGTGGCTTGGGTCAGCAGCAATATGCCCAGGGCACCGGCTCTGCCGCCCAACAGGCCGCTATTGGCAACCAGCTTTACGGCATGGGCGCTGGCACTTCGCAGGCTCTTGCTGGTCTTGGCGCTGGAGCGCAGGGCGCTGCTTTGCAGGGCGCGCAGGCCCAGCTTGCCGCCGGTCAGGCTGAACAGCAGACCCAGCAGGCCGGTAATACCGCGCTGTACAACCAGTTCCTCCAGAAGCAGTCCTACCCGTTCCAGGTGGCTCAGTTCCTCGCGAACATCGCGGAAGGCACGGGTGCGCTGTCTGGTTCTACTACCACGACGACCCAGCCCGGCGGCTTCTTTTCCGACGAGCGGCTCAAGGAAGATATCGAACCGATCGGCAAGACCTTCGATGGTCAGAACATCGTCAAGTTCCGGTATAAGGGCGAGCCACGCAAACAGATCGGCCTTATCGCGCAGGATGTTGAAAAGCATCATCCTGACGCGGTCGGGTTGGCGTCTGGGTACAAGACGGTTGATTACGACAAGGCTACCGAAGATGCCGCCGATCGCGGCCGCTTTTATCGCGGTGGTTTGGTGCCTTCGAGCGAAGGCGGTGCGGTAACGACCGCTCATATGGGAGAAGGCTTTGCTGGTGGCGGTCCCGCGCTTCCCAATGCTACTGACATGGCCGCGTTGTTGGCCGCGCAGGCTCACATGTTTGGTCCGTTCTCACAGGGCGGTCTATACGGCGGCGAAAGCGGTGGTGTTCCCGGCGGCGGTTCAGGCCGCGTTCCGGCTGCCAACCTGCCTGTCAGTCATCTTGCTGTGGCTGGCGAATTGCCGAAAGCGACTACTACGGCCGAACAAATGGCTCAGATCGCTTCAGCCGGCGAAAATATTAATAAATTTGGTCAGGAAACTGGACTTTGGAAAGGCAAACCACCTTCTGATACTGCTCCTGCCGCCACTGTAAGTCATGACGAAGTCGATAATAGAACTGCCGAACAAAGAGCGGCTGAATTTGGTTTGGGTGCAGGGAATGGTTATCCCATTTCGGATCCAAATGATCCGTATGGACCTTCGGCCCGTGGCGGCGTAGCCGGTGGCCGTCATCATTATGCTGACGGCGGCATGCCGTATTCTGAACAAACCAGCGGTCCAACTAAACGCGATATTCCTGACGAGCAAAAGGAAGCGCCGAAACTTGCGACTGCCGGCGGCCTTGGTGGCGGCGGCGGTGGTGGCGATGGCGGTTTGATCGGCGGCATATCGAAATTGGCGGGCATGGGCAGCAGCCTAGCCGGATTGGGCAGTAGTCTTGGTCTGTTTGGAAGCGCTGCGGGCGCTGCTGGTGCTGGCGGCGGAATTGCGGCCGCTCTGCCATTCCTAGCTGCTCTTTCTACCGGAGGTGTTGCCGGTGGGCGTAAGGGGTATGCTGGTCGCGGTGCTGTAAATAATGACGATGGTTCTGTCAGCATGGATATGTCTGATGGTTCAGATATTCCTGCCGATATGTTCGCCGATAGCACTGGGACACCTCATGTTCTTGATGATAGAGGCCCAGTTGTCAGGAAAGATATTCCTTCTGGATTCCTCGACAGGGAAACCAGGGTTGCTCCTCCTTTGCCAAAGTTTTTGTCTCCGAAAGAACAGGTTGCCGATATTCCCCAATTCAATATCGCACCCGATACTTCGACGCAGGCCCCCGCTCCTGTTGCACCGCCTGTTAAAACTGGCGTTGTTGCTGCCGCGCCTGTTGCTACTCCTGCCGCTGCGCCTGATTTCAATTCTGCGTTCAACCAGACGATGCGCTTTGAGGGTGGAAACGCTCTCAATCCTTCCGAAGGTTCAAGGTTTGGTGTTGTTCCCAGCGCCCATCCCGGTGTTGATGTGGCTAATCTCACCAAAGAGGGTGCCGCCGATATTTATAGAAACGAATATTGGAACCCGATTGGCGCTGATAAAATGTCGCCGCAGCTTGCACCGATCGCTGCTGACACTGCTTACCATCTTGGCGTTAGAAACACTAAGCCGCTTCTTGAGCAGGCTGGTGGCGATCCCAACAAATTGTTGGATCTGCGTCAGCAATACTACAATGATCTTGTTTCTAGTAAACCAGACAAATACGGCCCCAGTTTGAAAGGCTGGACCAACCGCGTTAATCAGTTGCGCGCTACGCTGTCTCCTGCGGCCGCTCCTGCGGCCGCTCCTGCGGGCGGCGTAGTTCCCGCTGCCGCTCCTGCGGCCCAGCCCCCTGCGGTTCAGGCCGGCGTGACAGGCGGACAGCCCAGCCCGGCAGAACAGGCTCTTATTGCCGGTGCCCAGCGTGGCGTTGTCCCGCAGGGCGATATTCGTCAAATTTTGGCCCAAGAAAAGCAGCCGTCTACGGACATTTTGCGGGAGCGTTATGATGCCATGATCGGCCAGAAAGGCCGTCAGGGTGACGGCGAGCAGCCTGACATGATTGACCGCGTTCTGCACCGCATTGCACCGCAGGGCGGCTATCTTGACCGTCTGACCAGTGGTGATGCTGATACGCTTATTCCTTTCCTGACTGGTCTTGCTGCCATGGGAACTGCTCCCACCCGTAATTTGGGCGTGGCGCTGGCCAGCGGCGTTGGTGCTGGTGCTAAGTCATCTCAAGCTATGCGCGAGTTTGATCTCAGGCGTCAGCAGATGGCATTTAATGTTGCAAGCAGCATGTTTGGTCCCGCACAGAAAGGCGTTCTTTTTGGGCGCGATCAAAACAAGAATTACTTCCTGAATAACAGATCTGGTCAGTTGGTTTCAGAAGACGAACGCGCTGCCATTATAAATAACATATACAAGGCATATGGCATTCCTTCGTTTGGCGATGTAGCCGCAAATATAGGACAAGATCGTTCTAGCGAAACTAATTTGCCGCTGCCTCCGAAACCTACTGCACCGTTGCCTGGCGCAATGCCTGCTCCGCAGGCACCGCAAGCCGCTCCCACGGCCGGCAGCAAAGATTTTGGAATCAATGTTAAAGGCAAAACTGAAGCTGCACCTCAGAACGAAGTTTTTGAAATGACCGATCAGAGCATTCAAGATTATGTTCTGCATAACTACGATTGGAGCAAAAGCGCGCAAGATCCTAATAGGCTGATTGCAGAGGCCGAAGCAGAAGAAAGGCTTGCGTCCCAGCCTAATCAGGATCCTGCAATTGCACAAAATACTTTGGCACATGCTAGAGAATTGCGTAATACTGCTAGTGCCGAAGTTGCAAGAGCGGCTGCGCCTTATATCGAAGGCAAAAATCGCATGACTCAAGAATCTCAAACTTATGCCGAGCGTAAGTCTTCAGAATTTCTTTATAACGGCCTAGCAAATATTCTTGAAAAATTCCAATCTGGCAGATTTGCAGGAACTGGTGCTGATCTTGATGCCTGGTATTCTTCCATTACTGGCGGCAAACATTTGCCGGCCGATCTTGCTCGCGGTCAAATTAGTGCCGATAAGGCTGAATCATTCATCAAGGAACAGATGAACCTTGTCTACAAGCAGTTGAATACGCTTAAGGGAAGGATCTTGGACAAAGAAATCCAAGGTATGACAATGGCGTCTCCAGAAACAACAAAACAGCCAGCGGCCAACAGGACCATCCTTGGACAGTTCAAGGGAGCGTTTGATTACGCAAACGCAAAATATGAAGCTGAAAGAGATTACACTCACAGGAATGGCGGCTTGTTTAATGAAACAGCTTTCAATCGTGAATGGTTTAGCAATCCCGAAAACAGAGTTCAGAACTTTGTAGACAAAGCCACAAAATCTATAGCGGTTCGAGGCGGGACACCAGATGATGTCAACCAATTGGAAAAGGGCCAAGCTTATATTATTGAGCCCCCCAGCAATGTCTATGGAAAGTCAAACTTTACGCCAACTGTAAAGCGTCCGACTAAATTTATATTTGAAGGATACGATCCCAAGACAAAAGAAATGCTTTGGAGGCGTGGATAATGGTTGGCCAAGAAGATACCGGAGAAATAGTTAAGATTCCTGCGCCGCAGGAATACGAAGCGCCAGAGTCTCATGCTAACGAAAGAGTTGGCGTTAAGGTTGATCCTAATAACCCGGATCCATCGCGCGAACAGGCTGCTTACGAAGCAGTAACTGGTAAGGGTGCTGGAACGCCTTACCCTGCCGATGAATTTGTTCAAAAAGTAACAAAACATTTTATTCCTTCGGTTGGAGAAGAATTATCAGCATTTGGTCGTGCCGTTTCTGATCCCGCAACAACTTTGCACAGCATGTGGGAACTAGGGACCGGCGCTCTTTCAAAAACTATGCATCCCGGAGGCATAGGGCAATTTGCCGGAACACTTGGCCAAGCTGTAAATCTTGGCCATATGCCTACAGAAGAGGAAACCAAAGGAACATGGCTAGATCCTTCGGTTCAGGCTAAAAACGAAGCCCCTATTAATGCATTGATATCTAGGGAAGCGCCCAAATTTAGTTCTTTTGCAAATTTTGAAAGAGCCCTTGCGGAAGATCCGGCCGGTGTTCTTTCTACTGCAACTATTCCTTTTACTGGCGGTGAAACTGCCTTGGGCAAGGCTCCAGGACTTCTTGGAAAAACAGCCAGGATCGCGGGCAAAGTTGGATATTTAGACCCGGCACAATCTGCGCTTGGACTTGCTCGCGGTGCTTATGGCGGCATAGGTGGCATAACCCGTGCGGGACAGTCATTAGTTTCAGGCTCTCCTTGGAGGGCGTTGAAGACCGCTGAAGACACAATTGCAAATGCTAGCCCTACAGATGCTTGGTCATTTGTAAAACATTACACTGGGATGGGCGATCATTACGAGATAGTAAATTCGCTAAAAGAAGCTTTAAAAAAATATAAAGCAGAACAGTATGCTAATTGGAACGGAATGAGGACAAAGGCTTTTGGCAACAATCCTCCCCCGCTTAGTTTCAATGAGCCTGGGACAAGCATAGATGATGCTTTGAACCGTGCAATAACGGCTACTTCTGGCCCTGCTGGCGTTGGATCACCAGGATTTAGGACTGCATTAAATAACGCAGTTCATGGTCCTAACGGACTAGTTGATCTTGTAAATTCTTTTAAAGCCAATCCTGCTTGGCACACCATGGAAGGATTTGATGCACTTCGTGAAAATGTAGGTCATTTCCTTAATGATGCGGATCCAAAAGTAAGAGAATATGCTGGAAGAGTTTATGGTGCCGTTCGCGGCACTATGACTAAAATGTCTCCTGAGTATTCTCAAGTTTTGCAAAGTATTAGCGAAGCGAGAAATAAAATTAATGATTTGAGCCAAACGCTTATTGGTGGAAAGAATGCTACAGCTACTAAAAGCACGGAAGCGTCGTTAAAAGCTTTGGGAACTAGTAAAGGTAATAATCTTCTTAATGATCTTGCAAAACATGATTCAAGAATACCTTACATGCTTTCCGGTGCCGCTCTTAATGAATGGTTGCCAAGCAATGTGGGGAAAGTTGTTGATTTGGCGGGTGCTTTAGGAAGCGGCGCTGGAATTTACATGCAGCCACATTTGTGGCCCCAAATTTTGGGAAGTGCCGCGACAACCTTGGCTAGTACATCTCCTAAACTTGCTGGCTTCATGAACATGATGTCTGGTGCGTTTAAACGCGCAACTACTCCGTTCTCCAGCCCGACCGGTGTCAAGGCCACTACCCAAATAGGGCGCGAACAAAAACGGCAAGACATTGAGCAAGGCAAAGAAAAAATCGATCCAACTCAATATGTCGATTTGGAAAAGTATAATTCCAGTGATCGCACCGGACGCGCCAGCGGAGGCAAGGTCGATGCCGACATGCACGAAAAGCTGGTCAATCGCCTTATGAATATGGCCAAGCAGGCCAAGAAGGTATCGGACAAGACAACGGAACCGCTTCTGAACGCGCCGGACGAAGCCATTGTGAAGGCGCTTGGCGTGGCCCAGGAAGCGATTTAGGAGACGTAAATGACCAGTTCGTACACAACCAATAAGAGCATCGAAAAACCCGGCAACGGCGACTATGTGAACACTTGGTCAAGCCCAGTTAATACTGACTGGGATATTGTTGATACTTGCTTTGGCGGCACCACTACCCTGACTTCCACAAGCGGTAGCACCACGCTTTCTACGGCTCAGTACCGCACCCCCATTTTGAATTGCACCGGCACTCTTACCGGTAACGTCACCTACACCATTCCGTCCGGTATTGGCGGCTTGTGGACTGTAGCTAACGCGACCAGTGGATCATACACGGTCACGTTTGCCTCTGGCGGCGGCGGTACCTCTATTGTGGTGACACAGGGCACTCGCGCTTTCCTTTTGTCGGACGGCACGAACATCTCTTATTGCAGCACTCAGCCCGTCACACCGGCTGGCAGCAACACCCAGATCCAGTTCAATAACAGTGGATCTCTGGGTGCGTCTTCCAACTTCGTGTGGACTGGATCTGCCGTTGGTATTGGCACGTCGTCCCCCGGTTACACTCTTGCCGTAAACGGCACGATTGGGGCCGGTGCCATTTCTTGCAGCAGCGTCACCAATTCCGGTGCCCTGTCTTGCGCCAGCGCCTCCATCAGCGGCGCGGCCACTGTTGGAACCACGCTGGGTGTCAGCGGGTCTGCCACTGTGGGTGGCAACCTCACGGTCAGCGGCACCATTTCCGGTTCGTTTGGCGCGATCTCTTGCAGCAGCCTTAGTGTCAGCGGTTCGGCCTCTCTATCGTCTGGCTTGACCGTCAGCGGCGCTATTACGGCCACTGGCAACGTAACGGCATACTATTCGGACATCCGGCTGAAGGACGTTCAGGGACCGATCACGGGCGCTTTGGATAAGGTTAGCAACCTGAACGGCTTCTACTACCGCGCCAACGACACTGCGAAGGCGCTGGGCTATACTGACGAACTTCAGGTTGGCCTGTCGGCGCAGGATGTCGAAGCCGTCATGCCGGAAGTTATCCATCCGGCTCCAATTGATAAGCAATATAAGACCCTGAATTATGGACATCTGGTGCCGCTTCTGATAGAAGCCATCAAAGAACTGCGGCAGGAAGTCGAGACGCTGAAGGCTGGCAAATGACCCTTCCTTCCAGCGGCCCACTTTCGCTAAACGACATTAAAGGCGAGTTTAACGGTCCCGCCTCACCATCACTTGGCAATTATTATGCTGGTGGCGGCTATGTTCCAGCCGGAACCTCTGGAACTTATGGCGCGGTTCCGCCTACCGGTACTATCAGCATTCAGAACTTCTACGGCACATCCAATACCCCGCCATTCACCCCCATAACAAACACCTACGGTGCAGGTTCTGGCAGCGAAACTGTCCCCACGGGCGCTACCAGCCTGACGATCACCGCTTACGGTACGGGCGGATCTGGTGGCTATGGCTATGATGCCAGCGGTATTGGCGATGGACCGTTCTATGGCGGCGGTGGTGGCGGTAGCGGCGCGTTGGTGGTCAAAACCATCAGCATTTCGTCCGGTGATTACGGCGGTGCAATTTCATGGACAGTGCCTGCCGCTGGATACGGCTTCGTTGGCAATACCACTGCGACAGGCTCCCTGACGGCAGGCAGCATTTCGGTGTCGGCTGGCGGTGGCGGTAGCGGTGGTGGCGGTTACCCGACCGGCGGCACGGGCGGCGCGGGCGGTACTGCATCGGGCGGCACATCCAATACCAACGGCAATGATGGCGGCTACGGCGGGACCTATTCTGCCGGTAGCGGCGCTTCGCCGGTCGGCGGATATAGTTATCCGGGCGGCGGCGGTTCAGGTAACACCGATCCCGGTGGCTACGGCAGCGACGGATACGTCGGTCAAATCACATTTGCGTGGAGTTAGACATGAGCGAAAAAGACTATCTCCACGGCCTGTCAGATGAGGCGATCGACATTATCGCTGAACGTGCCGCCGAAAAGGCCATCCAAAAAGTCTACGAGCAGATCGGAAAGTCTGTCGCCCAGAAGATTTTCTGGTTCATTGGCGTAGCGGTTGTCGGCGTCATGATGATGATGGCCGGTAACGGAATTATAAAACAATAGGTGATCAATGGCGTTTGGTATTGACGATGCAATTAGTGCAGGCCTGAAGATTGTCGACAAATTCATTCCTGACCCTGAAGCGCGCGCCAAAGCAGAATCAGAACTGCGGTCTTCCCTTCAGGCCTGGGATGCCCAACAGAACTCAGTCAACGTCGTAGAGGCCCAGAATGCAAACGTATTTGTTTCTGGCTGGCGTCCAGCTATTGGCTGGGTATGCGCCGTGGCCTTGGCTTATCAATATGCGCTTTCTCCTATCGGACTTTGGGTTGCTACTATTGTTCACTATTCCATGCCAATGCCGCCCAAGCTGGACGATAGCCTGTGGCAATTGATGTTTGGTATGCTCGGCATGGGCGGTCTTCGCACTTATGAAAAGATCAAAGGCGTGGCGTCTAAATGAACGACCAAAATAACCTGATTCTTACAGTCGTTATTGTGACACTGGCATTAGTCATGGTTGCTGTCATTGGAGTGCTTTTGAACGGGTTGTTTACCCCCATGGTAGACAACAGCAAAATATTTGAAATTCTTGGTCCGGCCTTTCAAACCATAGTAGGTGCGTTTGTTGGGGTGCTGGGCGGAAGGGCTATAAACAATGGAAAAGACATTTGAAAAATCCATCGTCATGCTCCTGAAGCATGAAGGTGGTTTTGTGCATGACAAGCTGGATAAAGGCGGCATGACAAATCTTGGCGTGACGCAGGCTGTTTGGGAAAATTATGTCGGAAAGCCTTGTTCAGAAACTGAAATGCGGGCTCTTACGCCAGAAATGGTTGCTCCGCTTTACAAGAAAAATTACTGGGACAGGATACGCGGCGACGAATTACCGGCAGGCGTTGATCACTGCGTTTTTGATTGTGCTGTCAATTCTGGTGTTGGCCGCGCAGTAGATATGTTGCAGTCATGTGTTAACGTGCCGGCTGATGGCAAGATCGGTCCTGTTACGATCGCGGCCGTTAAGGCCATGGACGTTAACGATTTAATTGATCAGTACACGACATTTCGCTTGTCTTTCCTGAAAAGACTGTCAAATTTTAATCACTTTGGTGCTGGGTGGACTTCTCGCGTTAAGAGCGTCTCTCAGGAGGCAAGAAAATTAACTAACGGATAGATTACATGGCCAGCCCCGGCGTACCCGATGAAGAACTTTTACATTGTCTAAAAATCTACGAGCGTTTTGGTGGCAACCAAGTTCAGGCCGGTAATTTTTTAGGTCTTGATCGGCGCACGCTGGCAAAACGTATCCAAACAGCCAAAACCAAAATAGCCGATGGCACTTTACGTCGGGACAAGCCATTTTCCGTAGAACATACAGGCGACCCTCAAGCTGACGCACAGGAATTGCTTGCGCGCCGCAAAAAGGATTTTGAACGAGTCAGGCGAGCCAAGGACAGCAAAAAGCTAATAAACGTAGATGTCAAAATAGATGGCCCTATAGGCATCGTGCATTTTGGCGACCCCCATGTTGACGACGACGGCACGGACATCGGCTTGATCGAAGAACACATAAAGATCGTCAACAAGACCGAAGGCCTGTTTGGGGCCAACCTGGGCGACATCCAAAACAACTGGATTGGCCGACTTGCCCGGCTTTATGCAGAACAGTCCACCTCCCATTCTGATGCCTGGGTGCTGACCGAATGGATGGTCAGTTCGGTCAACTGGCTGTACCTCGTAGCTGGTAATCATGACGCTTGGTCGGGCGTTGGTGACCCCCTGAAATGGATCGCCAAGCAGTCTGGAAACATTCTAGATTACCACGGTTGCCGGTTGAACCTGGCCTTCCCCAACAAAAAAGGCGTCCGTATCAACGCCAGGCATGACTTTTCCGGCCATAGCATGTGGAACCCCGCCCACGGGCCTATGAAGGCCGTACAGGGCGGTTGGCGGGATCATATACTCACCTGCGGCCACAAGCACGTTTCCTTCTTGGCAGGGCCTCTAAAGGATCCTGCGTCGGGCCTGCTGTCCTGGGCCATCCGGTGCGCCGGGTACAAGACCTATGACCGCTATGCCGAGGAGCGGGGTCTTCCAGACCAGAACGCCTTTGCGGCCTGCGTGACCATCATAGATCCGCAGTATGCCGACGACGATGCCCGCCTAATAACCGTGATCCCGGATGTTCAGGAAGGGGCAGAGTTCCTGAAGTTTAAACGCCGGAAGGGCAAATAGATGACCCTACGGCTTCGACCAGATAGGCACCTGGTTGGGGCATATAACTATCTGTGCCATACTGAACCCTTCTGGGGTATGCGGCCTAAGCTTCTGGATGCAGATGATGTCAGCTTCCAGGTCATCAGGGATCGCAGGACAAGCGGCTATTTCCTGCCGCCATTGCCCAGCAATAAGTTCCCTACGATCGCCATATCTTCCGCTTGCGTGGGTTCAACGCATATGTTGATGGAAGTCATGGCCCACGAAATGATACATATGTATCAATGGCTTTCAAAAACAGAAACCTCAAATACTGAACACAATGCCGCATTCTTTGAGATTTCTAAAAAAGTATGTAAAGCCCACGTTTTCGACATAAAATCGTTTGCGGGATAGAAGTCTTCTAATTATTCGCCAGACCTGATCCGAACCAGCTTTACTTTTACTTCTTCGCTATCAACTTCAAAATTGGCGATGTCTTCGGCAATGACCATCGCCCGCCGAAAATCATCGGGGTCAGCGCGGTCGTAGGGAATTGATAGGTCTACAGTCACTACGACCGCCGCTGTTTTCATTTTCTTACGAGTCTAACGCTTTGCGGCTTTTCTTCAGCCGCGCGATCCTTTGCACTGCGATACGGCCAGCCGTCCGACGCCTTCGGGGCCGGATTCGGATAACGCAGCCGCCAGATGGCGTCTACATACGATTCGACGCTTCCCGACTGCTCCATGATTTCTGAAAGTTTCTCACGCGCTTCTGTAGGATCAGGCATCATTCATCTCCTGGTTAATCTTCGTCTTTACGGCCCTTGCCTTCATTGACGGTATAAATCTGAACCTTGCCAATGATGGTTGCGTTCAGCATCACGGGGCCTTTGTAACGCCATTCGCGCACCGGATTACTTTCTGTGTCACGCAAATGATAATACTGATCAACAATGATAAAATCATTTTCATCAAGTACGTTTTTGAGCCTGTTAAGATCCGGTGCAGGATGATCACCGATGATCTGCTGGATCGGCTGATGCTTGAAGGACGCCATGTTCAAAGTAAATAAAAATCTCATCGTTGTTACCTTTTGAAGCAGAAAATTCCTGTTTGGTTATTTCCTGTTTAACCGCTGGGTGTTTCGTATGCAAGGAAGCTACTTTTGACTGTAATTTCCCTATTTCATCTATGGCGCAATCATGATGATCCCGCCAGCATTCTTCATAGTGTTCCATTATCGTTATCCTCTTCTATAAATTCTCTATGTACATACGCGGAACGCTTGCGACCGGCCTTTCTTTTGCCGAATGCGACATCATCAACCCAGACGACATCGCCTCCATCAATGATGGCTTGCATGACATCTTTCAATTCGCGCTCTGGCAAACGACCAGGCGGCGAGCGGCGAAGTTCATAATGCGCCAATCCGCGCGGGCCGGCGGCATGCACCAGTTTCTTTGCCGCCTTCATTTTCTGCTCAAAATTGGTATCCGCGATCTCGTCCTTGGCGCTGGCTTCCATAGCGGTGATAGTCACGCGGGACAGTTCGCAAGCCCAGCGCATGATGTCACCCGTCACCACCAGCGTGGTGGTATCGATTTGGCGCTTGCCTTCTTCGACGAGGGCCGGGGCAGAACAGGCCGCAACCAAAGCGAATTTCAAAGCGTTTTCACGGGCGCGGACGTACAGAGAATCGGTACCGCGTTCGCGCGCCGCAACCTTTTTGGCATGCATTTCCAGTTCAAAATCTTTGGCGACGTTCATGGCCTCATCGGTCATGGGCACCTTGATCGGGCGGATAACCTGGTCGCCGCCCACCAGTTCTATGGGGTTCGGATTTAGCGGCCGCTCGTTCCAGGCACGCAGCCAGTCGATGACTTCTTCGGGCGGGTCCATTTCCACCGGCATGGAGCCAATGGGGTCATGGTCACCGGCTGAAAACAGCGTGAAGCGGCTCAGAAGGCCGTTGGTGACATCTTTGGTGGACAGGGCAGAGAACAGGCCGGCCGGGGTGGACGCGCCCATGACGCAAACACAGGGCTGGTCAACGGTCTTGATCTTCTCACTATCGGCGTAGGATTTGCCCTTAAAAACGGTGCGGCTGGAAGAGTACAGCTTCAGCAGTGTAGAAACGATGTTTACAACGTGAACACCGGCATTCCGATTATTGGTAGACGAAAATAGGAATGAAATTTCGTCCAAAAGGCAGATCTGGTTCGGCTGCCTGATAACGCAATTTGTCAGGCCCGCATCGCTGGCCATTTCCTCGACACCGATCAGGACATCGAATAGGCCGGCCGCCTTGGCGGTCTGCTTGACCGCAGACAGAAGGCGCTCCTTGCCGGCACCAGAATGGGCCACCGCAAGGGCGTAAATGTTAGCCCTAACCCCAGATACCTCCAATTCGGCCTTCCGGCCTATGGCAGACCCGAAAAATGTCAGGACAGATGCCAGCGCTAGGGCCGGCTGGGGCTTGGGGGAGGTTGCTACGATAAAGTTATGCATATCCCGCATAACCCCAGGAAGATTACTGTACAATGATGGGGGGATATTCGAGTTCTTCTCAGCAGCCACATAGAAGGCCACAGGCGTCGATTTGCGGGTTGGCTGGTGTACCAGACCGGACAGGTCCACAAGGGGCGGCGCTGGCGTCAGGAAGGCTTCTGAGGACAGGTCTGAGACTTCCAGAACCCCGTTGGCCAGCAGGGCGCGCAGGTGGTCCAGCCGGTCATGGCCGGCGCAGCCCGCATGCATGCAGTTTATGACAAAACCAGACTTCACGGACGGCAGGGAGGCCATCGGCAGATCCGAAGCGTTTACGGCGTAGGTTCCGCCGGTATCCTCCCCGGCCGTCACATGGTCCCCGGCGTTCGGGCACCGGATATGCCGTTTCACTCCGTTTACCCGGCTGGTGAACATCTTTGGGGCCTTAGCCTGGAGCGCCTTCACCACCTCGAACCGGGAGGCGTACTGGGCTGCCCATTCGGTCAGGTCGATAAACTCCCCGTCCTTGGACACCGCATGCTTGTGATCGGGCTTTACAGCCTTCAGGTGAGGCGCTGGGGCAGCGGCCGCAAATAGGGGTGCCTCGGCAGCCGGGGCATCGGGAAGGTCGAACAGCGGGCACGGCAAGCCCTCCAGCGATCGATATTCAAACGGGGCCTCCTTGGTCTTGATCCGGGGCAGATAAAACAGGCGGCTGGTGTCCACGCAGGACTGGTCGTTGTTCAGCCCCAAGGCGTGTGCAAGTGCAGCAATTCTCTCCCGCCACCGGGTGTTGGCCGATAGCTGGCTCTCAAAATTCTCGGCCACCCACGGTTCGGCCAACTTCAGAATAATTCTAAATTTGGGGCACGGGGCATGCTCCACGACAAGGTTGCGGGCGCTGCCCTCGCTGACCTCGTCAATGATCTTGGCCCCCTTGATCACGCGGGGCAGATAACCCTTCTTTTCGGCAAGGTATTCCTCGACCCCCTTGCCAGTATTGTCCGCCCGCCACTTTTCGAACGCAGCCTCTGAAATCTGGGTCTGGTTCGTCATATGGCTATGGGTCGAATGAATAACCGCCCGCCAGCCCTTGGCCGTGATAGAATCGGCGATTTCGCCCAAGCTGTAACCGCAGTCTGCATCCAGAACGACAACATCGATCCGGGCAGTCTGATCCATGCGGCGGGCAGTGCCCGTAAAAATGGCCGGCGTATAGCAAGGACCATCCTTGATTCCGACGCCAGGCTTGCGAAGAAGATCAGCAAAATCGTCAAACGTCATGCTGCGGCGATCGGACCACCGCACTTCAGAACGCGACTTGCCAAAAGTTAAAGATATTTCCTGCTGCTCTGCCATATCGGGATCATTATCAATCATTAAAAAGGAACTGCTCTGGTCATATATTGACGAATGACGATGGCAAGGAAATTCATCCACTCTTCGGATGTCATATCGTCAAAATTTTTGAACCCCATATTTTCCAGATAACAGCCGGCTGCATCGCTGGCATCATACAAAGCTTCAATTTCATAATCTTCAAATTTCCAATATTCAAAAACATCTATATTACCCAACATTCTGTTCATGGCAGCATGTACCCCATAATTTCGGTGTACTTTCCATTAGGACGCACCCGGATCTTCTTGGGAACTTCCAAAAACGTTGATCTCTTGACGGCTTCATTAGTATCGCGCGGCACTGGTGCAGTTTCCATAGTTCTATTGATCCACCATTTCACCGCTTTTTCGCCGGCATACCCAACATGCTCAAAGCATATCCATTCGCGGTACTGAATCAAACCACACTGATAGGTAACACACATGGACGGCGGCTTGCCGGGCTTGAAGTGGGCCGCATAGGTAACCTTGTCTACTTCTACCCATTCGTTATTTATCTGGCTGGAAAGTAATGCATCGGTTGATGCCACCTTACTGATCTTGATTTCGCGTGGTGGGAACTCAAAACCGCAGTTTTTGCATCTCAACGTACCCGCAGCGCATATCATTGCACATTTTGGGCAAACCTTGACTGGGGCCTCTCCTGGTTCCTCGTTGTCATCCTTTTTCTTAGATCCGCGAACTGTGTCTACGGGCCCGTGCCGGCGCGTGTTCCCCGCGAAGTCTAGAACCAGACAATCATCCTTGCCGTTGGCCAACCGCGTTCCACGACCCAGCATCTGCACATAAAGACCCTGAGACTTGGTCGGCCGCAGCATGCCGATCATGTCCACGCCAGGGGCATCGAAGCCGGTGGTCAGAACATTCATATTGGTGATGCAGCGGATGTTGCCTTCCTTGAACTCGCGCAGAATCCTGTCGCGCTCCGGTGCCGGCGTATCGCCAGACACTGTTTCGCAAGTCAGACCTACCGCCTTGATCAGATCCCGAACGTGCTTTGCGTGAGAGACACCAGCGCAGAAGACCAGCCATGAGCCCCTGTCCTGCCCGTGCTTTATCATTTCCGCGACAGCGGCGACATTGGCTTCTTCCGTATCGACCGCCCGCTCAAGTTCGCCCGCAATAAATTCGCCGCCGCGCGTATGAACCCCGGTAACGTCCAGCGTCATGCTCGTTTGCTTGGGGATAAGCGGGACCAGATAGCCCTGCTCAATCATGTCGAGCATATCTGCTTCGTAACAGATATCGGTAAACAGCGCGTCAACGCCGCTGGTAAGCATGCCCTGATCCATGCGGTAGGGCGTAGCAGTCAGGCCGATGATCTTCAGATCAGGATTAATATCTTTCAGGTCGCGCAGAAAGTTCCGATACATGCCGTTATCGGACTTCTGCATCAGGTGCGCCTCGTCGATCATGACAAGGTCGCATTTCTGCACTTCATAGGCGCGGCGATGTATCGACTGAATGCCAGCAAACAGGATCTGGCTGTCCATCTCGCGCTTGCCAAGGCCCGCGCTGTAGATGCCGGCCGGGGCTTCGGGCCAGGCGCGCAAGGCTGCGTTGAAGTTCTGCTGGATCAATTCCTTCACATGGGTCAGGACAATGACGCGCGTATCGCGCCATGTGCCAAGTGACTCTTGCAAAAACTTCGCCAGCACCACGCTCTTGCCGGTGCCTGTAGGTAATACGATTAGTGGATTGCCGTCGTCTGACCGAAAGTATTCGTATATCGAATCAATCGCTTCCCGCTGGTACTTTCTTAGTTCCATGACATGTTTCTCTATAGTTGCACCATTTACACGCAAACCAATTAGGGTCGTTTGATGTCTTTGCCAGCGGATACTTGGCCTCCAGAATGCGGTGGGCCTTGTCCTTGATGGCTTCAAAATCTTCGGGCACAAATTCCGTGCGGCAAGCGTCCCAGTCACGACCGCCGGGTGTTCCCACGGTCAGGAAGTGACGCTTCATTCCAGAATAGCCCATGTAGCACTGCGCCTGGGCGTAGTAGACCGGATCCCATTCCTTCAGCGTTTTCTTTTCGCCGTTCTTCTGCTTGATGCTCTGGAACTTGGCGTATTTCTTTTCGTTGACGCACTTGCCTTCCCAGACATGCCAGGTGGCCGGCGCTTGGATCAGGCCTTTGATAATGCCGTCCATGTGGCCTTTGAACTTGCCATCAAAATCCACGACTTCGAACTGACGGCCGGTTTCCGGGTCCAGCGTCATGAACGTAATGCCCGGTATCAGGCGCAAACGCTCGCCCATCAAATCTTCTGTCCTGTGACCGTCCGCGAACCGGCGCAGCGTGGCGGCGTCGAAGTTCTCAGGTTCAGGCTGGTGATAGCTGTACCAAAGCTTGCGCGAGCATTCGTTGCCGATAGCCGACATGCCGAGATATTGGCGGCGCGGAGCGCGGGCTTCGCGCTCAACCATGGCTACATCTACTGCGGCAAGGTTTGGATCTTGAACTGGCGGTTGTGGAATAGCGACCATGTGTTCCCCTATAAAAAAGGGCCGGCTGTTACGCCGGCCCAATTTCTTACGAACGCCTCCAGGGCGGCGCGCTGCTGGCTGCGGGAGCAGAAGGTGCCGGAGCGGCCGGCGCAGAACCACGCAAGGACTTGTAGCCCTTGATCTCGTTCTGGGCATCGCGATCGATACCGTTCTTATCGGGACCGGCCGGGCGAACCTTCAGACTGATGGTGAACTCTTTGAAGTAAAGCTGTTCAGTTTCCTTAAGCTTTAGAACACCACAGGCGCGGCTGATCGAAGACATGGTCCTGAATGCGATATCAACGGCAGTGGGATTGCTGTTTTCAATGTTCAAACGCTCGAACAGCTTGCGGCCGCGATACTGGCCATCCGTGATTTCGATTTCCATCCAGATGTAACGGCCAGACCCCGACTTAGTCTCGCGCCATTCGCTATTGATGATCTGGGCCGGGTAATCACCAGGCGGGATGGGTTCATAGGAACTGTTGGGTTCGATAGCTTCTGCGTCGAACATTGTGCTGAGTTGTACCATTTTCAGACTGCCTTCTTTTCAGTTTTGGGTTTTGCGTAGAACGGAATGCCAGAAGCGTAGGTATCCCAATCCATGGGAATCATGGGTTCAAGATTGAAACGCTGCTTGGCAAGGAATGCGGGGCGCTCTTCAGTGTACAACACGCGGTCGCCGCCCCCGACTGCCCGCGTGATCTTCTTGCCGAATCCCGCATCGGACTTGATGGTCGAAATGCGGTAGTTGGCAAACAAGACATTGTCCATGGCTTCCTGCAACAGGGCAGAAGCGCCTTTGTGGATCTTGGGAGTATACCGATCATAAGGCTCACTGTCGGGAGCCTCGAACCGGCTGATCTGGGAATGCGCGATCAGAATGACAGACATCTTCTTGTCATCGCGCAGGGCGCGCAAACCATCGATCATGGCCCGCCACATATCCAGTGCAGCGACATAGCCCTTGCCGTAGCCAGGCGCTTCGATGTTGGCCCAACCGTTGTCCTTACAGGCTTGCGCCCAGACCAGCGGCTCCAGATGGTCCACGCTGTCCAGAACTAGCGTTTCATACTTGTGATCTTCCGAATAAAGAGATCCGATCGACTGCATGACCTCATCAAAGGTCCGAAGCATGCCGAAAGTATCGCGATCGATCAGACCCAGACCGTCTTCAGTCTGGAGAAAGATCGGCTTTGGTGCGCTGGCGGCGAAACTGGTCTTGCCGACGCCGTGTGGGCCGTAAATCATTCCCATGGGCGGCTTATTTGTCGCCCCTGATTTTACGTTAGCTAGAGAGATTGCCATCTATTTTCCTTTCTCGATTTTGAACGTGGGTTTCTTTGTGTTGACAGTGCGCGCAGGGTCAAAAATTGCTTTGATGCTTTGCGGCCATGCTTTGTACTTGCTCTCAGGTACGCTGTATTTGATTGTGACGTAATCCTCCACTGGTTCGTTCATGTCTGCAATAGCCGACGCAGCGCGCCTCAGTGCGCCCTGGTCCCAATCGACATCCTTGGCCAGATCGGCGGTTACTACATATCCGTCTACCTCAATCCGCACTGATCCAGTGTCCTTGCCGGCAGAAGCGCGAAGCTTATCAGCTTGATCACTGAACCTGGACACCAGAAGGTTGTGCAGAAAGCCGTCATATTTCTTGGCCAAAGCCTTCAATTCAGACAATTCATCGACCAAAAGAACAATCTGTTCGATCGGCATCTTAACGGTTTTGGAAGCTGACAACGATTCCAGATCAGACAAAGTAATGCTGTTTTTCATAGTTTCCTCGTTAGCGAATAGATTTATATCGTCTATATGATAACAGAATGCGGATAGGTCAAGCCTTGTGGCGGACCATCATTTCAAAAAGTTTGTAAGCACTTTTGGGTATTCTGGTATCCCCAGCGATCCAACGGTACCAGGTGGCAATGTGTACGCCGGCCATGTCAGCCGCTTCCACATATGTCAGGTTCAACCGCTTCGCCATGTCAGCCAGCTTTTCACCTTCAGTCATAAAATGAACCCACAATAGATGCCAACATCAAAACAACAATTCCAATTATTGTAATACCCAGAGCGGCAGATATACCGCTCAACACACGTTCCCCAATACTAGGTTTCTTCGGTGGCTCTGCGTACATTTTGGGCGGAACGCCCCAGTTTCTTTGATTCACTTTTCGTCCTCCGTTACATGAAAACACAATACGCCACATTCAATATCTTCTTCGTTGCTATATCTCCCTAGGTCTGGCGGCAGTTCGTCCAGGAATATCCTTTTGCGCTTTCCATCGCCCGCGTAACTTTTGTTGATGGCGGCATTCAAGTGCCGCTCCATCTTGGCCATGCGATCAAACGCCTCTGGAAAGTCCACCCGGATCTTATTCCAGTATCCTAGCTGGCCCTTCACGCAGCCAATGCAATTGTTGTTTCGGTATCCCAGCTTGTACATGGCCGGCAATTCGATGCCGGCATTCCTGATACGCTGGTGGCATTCTTGTTTGGTGATACCTTTGCGATGCAAGATAAAGTCAGCCTGAAGGTCAGGGTTCTCGCGGTGGAACTTGGCCACCCGGCTACCCTCTTCGGCCGTAAATCCGAAAACATGCAGATCATCGGGCCGCTGATATTCTATGCGCGGCATCTTTTTCATTTCTGTCGTACAGCGGGCACCACCAACGCCTACCAGCCAGCGCGTCTTCTCGAAGACATCGTAAATATCTTTGTAGTCACTAGACCGCAGTATGGTGATCGGACGGCCGAGCCAATCCTGAACGTCGGCAAAGAACCGTTTATTGTCGGGATGCTCATAAGCAAACGTGTCGCAATAATAGACTTCGACACGATCACCGTATTCAGCAATCGCCTCCTTGGCGGCAACCGCACTCGCGTCACCACACGAAAATGCAACCAGAATCCTATCGTTCATACCTTCATCGACCCATTGGCTTTCAGCTTTTTATTTGCCCAGGACCAAAGGTCATTTTCCCAATGCGTCCATTCCGAATCATCATCAGGAAGGCGTTCGTCCATAATGTGAAGCGCGACTTCGCGCGTGACATCCTTGCTAATGCCATTAGCAAGATCGACAAAAATTATTGACTGCACACCTTCCCACTGCCCAGACGAAATGTTGTCCAGCACAGACTTCATGTCCTGCAATTCACTCAGCGGAAATTCAGAAATGTACGGCCCAGGATATTTAGGGGAATACGGTCCATCCATCACCGCAATATAAAACGGACTAAGCATTATATTCCTCCACCGTGATCTTGTAGTCCTTGCCGTTCATGTCCTTCACAAAGACCGTCTTGGCCGGCGAAATCAGCCAGCCGCCATGGTCAAGATCCGAACACATAGGCCCGATCTGTTCGATCAGGCTAGAATCGTGCAAGCCGGCAATGATGCGGGTGGCGATGTAGTCCGTCAGGACCAGGGGCTTTATAGCCTTAAAATGAATTGCCATTTATCTATCCTTGATTAGCGATTTGCGATGTATAGCGAAATGCGATCGGAGGGTCAAATGTCTTTTGGGGCTCCTTATTTAATCAATCCAGCCGTCGCCTTGGCACCAATGCCAGAGCCTATGACGGAACACAGCTAACAACAGCCCGCGCAGGGTGTCGTGTTCGTACCAATAGTTTCCGACGATCAGCC